CTGGGTACTAGTGACAACTGGCCAATACAATCACATTACCACTCTTTTCTTCCACACGATAACCGCCGTTATTGGCACCGACATAACTGTGAAAAGTGCAAAAAACCATTTGAACATAGACACAGAAATAGAGGTTTTGAAGAATCGAGTAAGTTCGATCACTTCTGTATAAGATGTGACGGAACTAGTGGTAATATACCAGTTGAATATAGTGAACCTACATTTGATCTTGACAACATAACACCAATCTGCAAAACAACCATTCCCGACAATACACCTGGTAAGCACTCAATTATTCCTAGTCCTCTTCAAGGGATTTATCCTCATGAGCCAACAACACAACCCAGTGTTTTATACTCACGGGACCCAAGAATTCGACCTGAATATAGAGGGTGCAATCTTATGGCTAAACAACTCCGTAAATATGGAGGTGTGGAAACCCACTTTTTGAAGTCTGATCTGGCAATGGCAGCTGACAACGTATTGCAAATACTGCTATCTATGCGACAACAACGCAAACCAGGTGTTCTTTCAGAACACGAAGCTTTAAATGGGATTCCTTACTTCCATTATTACGATGGACTACCAATGGACACATCACCTGGCCTTCCATATGTATTAACACGCCCTCCCGGTTTGAAAGGAAAACGCTATCTCTTTGGTGGGGACCCGGGAACTTTGTTTATAACGAACAAATTACTGCGGGCTAACCTTGATCGACGCTTGGAGTTCTATAAGCAAGGAAAGTTGCCTTTTAGTGTTTGGACAAATTGTTTGAAAGCTGAAAGGCGAAAGATTGCTAAGATAGAGGAAGCTAACACTCGATCATTTATGGCTGCACCTGTTGACTATAATATCGTGAGCAAGATGTACTTTGCGGATTTCTGTGCTGCATTTTATTATTCACGCATAGAGATATTCTCAGGAGTGGGAATAGATCCGGATAGTCCTGACTGGTCACATCTTTATAGAAAACATAGGTCTGCTGGCCTTTATGGTTTTGATGAAGACTTCAAAAATTATGATGGAACTGAAAAAGCATTGGTTATGGCAAAAGCTGGCGAAATAATTGATGACTGGTATGGTGGTACTGAAGAGGAGTCTCTTGTCCGACGATGTGTAATTGATGAATTGATACATACCAAGAGTACACTTGACGGTACCTTAATACAAAAACACCACGGTATGCCTTCGGGCGCACATTTAACAACAGTCCTAAATACCGTAGTGCACGCGATATATACTCGCATCGCGTATCTCATAGCAATGAGGAAGGCTAAAATGTTTAACCTTGCGAGTATGGACGTCTACAATAAAAGGGTTGCCGATACCTTTTATGGAGACGATGGACTAATAACATCGGATGACGAGATTCTTCGATATTTCAATCGACAATCTGTTGTATCGATCTATCGGGATTATGGAATTACCTGCACAGGAGCAGATAAGGCCCTAACCCTGTCTAGAGTTGATAACTTAGACGCATTGCAGTTTTTGAAACGTAGATTCGTTCCCTGCTATGGTAGACAACAGGTGTTGGCACCAATAGCTGAGGAGACTATACACGAGCTTATCAATTGGATAACAACTGCAAATGACGAATATGAACAGTTACGATTGAATATAGAAGACTCTTGTCGCTTCGCATATCATTATGGGGAGAAATACTATAAAGCTTTCCGAAACGAGATTAGACTGACTCTTGAGTCTGTTAACCTGACTGGATCCGAGTGGATCTTGCAGAGTTGGCTGGACTGGGATAAAATAATCTATGAGGATTGTATTAGTATAGGACAGACGAATTTGATTAATTAAATGTTTTCCACTTTTCTTTTTCTTTTTCTTTTCTTACGTTCTAAATTAATTCAACGAAGTGAAGGTGACCTGAGCAAAATGCTCCGCAAAAGCGTAAATGGCCCTTACT